TGAATTGCTTAATGCAAATAAAGAATTAGAAGCAAAAGTTAATGAATTAACAGTTGCTAATGAAATTTTAACAGCTGAAAAGGAAGCACTAGAAGCAAAAGTCAATGAGTTAACAGATGCTTATGAAAACTTAGAAGTTGAAAAAGAAGAAATTTCTGAAGGCTCAGAAGAAATAGAAGGTTCTAAAAATGCAAATAAAAAAGAAGGGAAGGATAAATAATGAACAAAAAAATGAGAGAAATTAAAGCACAAATCGAAGTGCTAAAAGATGAAGCAACAAAATTATATGAAGCAAAAAATTTAGAAGGAGCAGAAGAAAAATTATCTGCTATTGAAAATTTAGAAAGGGAATATAAAGTAGCCGAAAAATTATTTCAAAGTGAAAGAGAAGAACTAACTGATGGTGTTGTTAATCAATCAAAAGCCGTAAGTAAAATTAAAGCTTTTGCTGATAACATGAAAAAAATCAGAAACTCAATGAGCGAAGGTTCTAATACTGATGGTGGTTATACAGTTCCAGAAGATATTTCTACTGACATTGAAAAATTAAGAGAAGCTAAATTTTCACTTGAACAATTAGTAAGTGTAGAAACAGTTTCAACAATGAGTGGAAGAAGAACATTCAAAAAGAGAAGTTCACAAACTGGATTTAATAAAGTAGGTGAAAGTGGTAAAATTGGTTCAAAAGCTACTCCTCAATATGATAAAATTGAATATAATATTGATAAATATGCTGGAGTTCTACCTGTAACAGACGATTTACTAGAAGATAGCGATGCGAATATCTATAATGAAATCGTTTCATGGATAGCAGATGAAAGTCGTGTTACAAGAAATAAATTAATTCTTGAACAAATTAATAGTAAGGAAAAAACAAAAATAGATGGATTAGATGGTATTAAAAAGGTCTTAAATGTAATTTTAGGTCAAGCATTCAAACCAACATCTTTAATTGTAACTAATGATAGTGGTTTAAACTATTTAGATACATTAAAAGATAAAAATGATAATTATTTAAGTGTTAATCCTGCTGATCCTATGAAAAGAGTTTTATCAGCTGGATCAACAATTATTCCAATAGAAGTTATTCCAAATGTTGATTTAGCAAATGCGAATGTTTACACATTGACAAGTGATACTGACATTACTGCTGGAAAAACTTATTATACAAGAACAGGTTCAGGTCCTTATGTATATTCAGCAGTTGAAACACCTGCTAAAGCTAGTTTAAGCACTTATTATGAAGTAACTGCAGTTCAATATCCAATTATTATTGGGGATTTAAAAGAAGGTATTAAACTATTTGATAGAAAGAAAGTAAACATAGTAGCTTCAAATACTGTTGCTGCAGGTGAATTAAATGCCTTTGAAGAAGATTTAACACTATTCAGAGCAATTGAACGTGAAGATGTAGTTGTTCGTGATAAAGATGCTTTTGTTAATGGTTATATTGAAGTTTCAACTGTTGCTTCTGCGTAAGGGGTGATTTAAATGTCTAATGAAAGTAATGCAAAGTTGCTTGAAGTTAGCGATGTAAAAGTTTTTTTGGGAATTGATTATGATGATGAAAATTCTCAAAAAAATATTGAGAGATTTATTTCTGTAGCCGAAAGCTGGTTAAAAGGAGCTATCGGCGAAAATTTTCCTCGAAATGATGAAAGGGTTAAACAATTAGCCCTTTTTATCATTGAAGATTTATATGATAGAGGTTCATATTCAGTGAAAGAAAATAGTGTTCTTGAAAAAATGAAAACAGACTTTATTTTGCAATTGCAATGTGAAAGTAGGGAATAATGGCAAATTATAATAAGCCTATTTTGATTCAAAAGTTAAATGATGATTCTGAGAAATGGGAAGATTATTTTAAGACACATGCAATTATAAATAAATCTAGTGGTAAAGAATATTTTAATGCATCAACAAATATAAGTGATTCAACCTATAATTTTAAAGTGCGTTACTGCAATAATATTGATTCACTCATTTTTAATACAGAAATTTATAGAATTGTTTATAAAACT